ATGCGGAGTTTCAAAGGCCATCTGCTAAGTCTCCTGCCAGAGGATTGAGAAAGATTGCGTCACCTGATAAACGGGCGGCAGGTCACCGCCAGCGAGTTGTACGAAGCCGTCAGACTCAGTTTCGAGGCTCACGTTTCTTACGCTTACGTAGTCTGTCACTTGCCCGCCCCATCCATCCAGAACTGAACGGATTCTGTCGGCGGCCTCGCGGGCCTCTTCGTATGTGGTCGAGAACACGTCCACAGCCAACTGCACAGACGTGGCACCTGTCGGGCCCGAAAGCCCTTGCGAGCGGCTGACGCCCGTGCGTCGCCATGTGGCAAACGGTAGGGACGCAGACGCCGGTGCGATCACGGGCCAGATACGCTGGCCAAGAATCATGGCTACAGCAGGATCTGCAACGAGTGCTCGAGCAGCTGCCTGCTCTGGTGACTTCAGCACGGTTAGCCTCCAGCCTGGATGGTGGCACCAGTGACGCTGCCGGTGCTGGTGTACGTGAGCGAGTCCAAGGCACGCTCAAGAGAAATCCGCAGTTCCGACGTGAGCCGCTCGGCCACCTTGCCCTGATACTCACGCCACGTCTTTCGCAGGGGCGGCTCCCCGCTGCCGCCAGGATTCATGGCAGGAATGACGATTGGCTTTGTGGATTTCTGAAAGAACGCATTCGGGTAGGCAGGATCTGTCTGCACTCGATGGCCGCTCTCTCCTCGTGGAGGGCGGGGCGTCTTCATCATCTTGAACTGCCCCAGCTCACTGTATGACGATGCGATGTAGGCGTTTTGCCCAGAGACTTGGTGAGCCTTGATGCTGGCCACTTTGCCAGACTTCATCGTTCTCTGGTGAGCCTTTCGTTGGTAGGGCTTGTTTGAGAGCTTGGCAATCACTCGCTGCTTGGTGCCGAACTCAAGCCACCATTGATGAAAAGCCCTGTCAGGGCCAGCCTGCACCGTGCCGCCGGCAGCGCTCTTTGATTTGCCTTGGCCAGCACGGTTGTAGCCAAGCAGGCCCACGGCCACGCCGCTGTCCTTGTACCTCACGATCTTCATGTTCACGGCACGCTTGAGATTGCCAGTAGGCCCGGCTGGCGTGTTCTCTCGCAGCCGCAGCTTTGCTGGCTCCAACGCCTTCTCCAAAGCATCGCCAAGAGTGTCGGCAAGCCCTGCGTTGTCGAAGAGTTTGCCGAGCGACTCCTGCAGCCGCAGAAGCTCGGACGTGTCGACCGAAAGGTTGACGCCAGCAACGGCCATCTATGCGGCCTCCTGGCAGACGAGCTCGTGCTCGCTACGGTTCCCGTGCTCGAGCAGGCTGACGATCTCTAGCGTGCGGCCACGCCAGACGATCCGCATGGATTGCGTCAGCCCGTCGAGCCACCGCATGCGGACGCGGTGCGAAACCTCAATCTGCTGTTGCCCGTACTGCAGAAGCTCGCGGGAAGAGACGCCTTCTACGCTGGCCCAGCGTTCAGCGAACGTGGCCCACGAAAGCACGGTTTCCCCGAGAGCGTTCCGAGACTCGGACGCCTGCTGCACCGTCACGCGCTCGCGGAGCTTGCCGGCGTCAATCATGTGCCGTACATCGCAATGGTGTACGAAGATGTGCCTGCGTTTGTGCGCACTGTCGGCAGTTGCCCGGCGTCATCAAAATCACCATAGGATGTTGAAACAATGCTTAACGAGTTCGCATTCACGGTCACAGTCGGGTTATTCACAACCAAGGGAGCCGGCCCGGACTTAATCACGTAGCACTCAATCTCAGAGAACGAAACAAACGCGCCGCTCGCGTCCCTGTAGGCTGTTGGCGCGACTTGGATAGTCACGGCACTAGTGCCGCACGTACCGCTAACGATGGCCACCTTGCCGCTGGTGTACGCCTGCGAGTCCTGCAGGCTCACCACTTTGAGCGATGCCGTGCCGTCCTTATCGTGGAACAGCACGTCTACGTTGATGCGTCCTTCAAGGCTCATTGGTAGCTGCCCCATTTCTGTGACGAGAGAAGCGATTCAACAGCAAACTCCAGCTGCTTGCTGATGCTGCCAACGAGAACCGTGCTGCGGTTCTCGTACCAGAAGCCCACAAGCATCAGGCAGGCGTGGCGGATGGACGCAGGCACACTTGAACCAGCAGCCCCGTAGCCGGCCCACCACGTCACGCTGATGGCGTTGTCATCCATAAGGTGCGGTGGCCACGTCTGGCCGTACAAAGTCTTCACCGCCCCTGGCGTGCTGCTGCGGTCCACGCGGTAGCTGGCTGTCGAGTAGGTGGCCGTCGTGCCGTTCTCGTAGGTGAACGTCAGGGCCACCGCCGTGGTCGTGCCGGCCGTCGCCATGGGCGGCCGTGGTAGCTCGATGTCATGGGTGCCGTCTGGCGGGAACGAGTCGAACCGCATGACCCACTGCGTATTGACCAGCGTGCGGTCTAGGTACTGCTCGCACCACTCGCGGGCTGCCGTGATGAGCGTGCCGATGTAGGCGTCATCGCCGCTGGTATCAACCCGCAGGTGGGCCTTGGCTTCCGCGAGTGTGACGGGCTCAACGGCTGGCGGCGTCTGTCGAGTCAGGCTTCGATACTGCACGGCGGCCTCTTCGCTTTGGGGTGGCGTCTGCGGTTTCTACGTCGTGCTCAAGGGCAGCCGTTTCGATCAGCGTCGGCTGGTTGTCTTCTACAGCGACACGCTGAGCGAGCAGCTGCGTGGTGATCCCGCCAGGAAGCTCAGCCACTTGCCCCTTGCGGTAACCACGCCACGCGCGGGTAAACATGATTTTCGGCATCAGCCCACACTCCATGCAGATTCTGGCGGCTTGCCCGTGTTCGTGAACTCAGTAGTCCACTGAAAAACAGGGGCAGTAAGGTTCTTGCCGGGCCACGTCACGACGTACTCACCGTGGCCCAAAACAACACGCGGCGAGACGAAGACGCGGTTGCCGCTGTCTCGCCAGGTTTTCCAAAACGCAATGTCAGAATCAATTCTGCCGTCACCCCACGAGCCTTGCGGGTCTGGCTTGCTCCAGAACCACGGCTTCTTTGTTCGCTTAAGAGCCGCCGTGCTGATGACGGTACAGCCGAAATGGGCGGTATCCACTTCCTGCACGGGCTCGGCAAACCATTCCTTTGGCACCTGCGTGTGCCCATCATCTGGCGGATTGTCCAGCGTGCCTTTAAGCGTCAGCATCGGGCGGCCGTCTTCACGCTTGGTCTGCATGCCAGTGATGGCGTCGCACTGAAACGTCATGGCCATCGCGAACAGCTGCTCAACGTCCTGCTTGGTGAAAAACGTGTCGTAGTCGATGGCCAGCAGGTACTCGCACGAGTCAATGAACTGCTCCATTACGCGAGTGTTCACCTGATCCCAGAACGCACCCGTGCCCATCGTGGGGCGAATGCCAAGCGGCATCAGGGCCTGGGCCCAGGCGAAGTGATTGGCTGTGAACGAGAGCCGTGGCATGGAGAGCACGGCTTCCACTCGGATGTCAACTTCGGTGCCACCTACCTTGACGAGCATGGTGCCTCAAAGAAAGAGAGCGGGCGGCCCCGTCGTGGAAGCCGCCCGCTCAAGATTGCACACTCGTCAAGCCGTCAGGCTCACGCACCAACGAGGCCGATCATCGGGCCGGCCACGGTGTCGGTGCCCAGGTTTGCATGGGTGATTGCAACCCTCGCAACTGCGCGGATCACCGTCTGGTCGCTGAGGAAGTTCACCTGATCGCTGCTGGCGATCTCGATGGCCTGGCGGATGCCGTAGTAGGAGCTGTTGGCCATGTTGCCGTACAGCGCCATGATGGCACCCGTCGAGTCCGCACCGGCCGGCAGGCGGTCGGTGAGGACCACCGGCGAACCCAGGAAGGTCGGGCCCATGCCAGCAGCCAGACCAACCGAGCCGCCCTGGGCAAGGTCAAGGTTCTGCATGCAGGTCGAGAAGAAGAACGGCGAGCAGAACCACTTGGCACCCGCACGCGAGTGCTGCGGAACCCTAGCCATCATGGCCAAGAGGTTGGCCTTGGTCACCTCGTCGGGCGTGTCACCGGCAGCCGTCACGAGCGAGGCGGCATAGGTGGCGGCAGACGCCGCCAGCAAGCCACCCGTGTAGGTCGTGACAAGCCCGGCCACCGCTGG